TGAATACCATTCACCCGCGCATAAAGTTGCGCGTTTTGATAATCAAAGACGCCTGACAAGACATTGGTCAGCGTGGGTATAGCGGTAACCTGAAGACTTTGAAAAGCATCAGCATCTAAACGTCTGCCGCCTGCTTCAATGGCGCTGGTGCTCTTGATATAAAGGGCGGTTCTATCGTTTGCGGAACCGTTAATATCCGCCTCAAATATTGTTAAATATCCAGACGCCGTACCCAAATACCGAACGCCTGAACAGATGAAAGCACCGTTCACGTTCCGCAACATGCCCAAGCCGGATATGGACATCCTATCATCGACGCCATCAAAAAACAGATAGTACGGGAAGCCCGTCGCGTCGTAGTCCGTGGCCGTGTTCACGCGCTGGTACACTGGCAGCGCCGTGTCGTTGGCTACGCGGAGGTCTGCGCCCCAGACGAAGATGCCTGACCCAGAAACCCCTGCATAGCTAGCTGTCCCATTGGCCGTTGCCACAAAAATCTGAACACCAACATCGTTACGCGCGGTGGCCGTGAACGTGAAGGATACAAACCACCAACCGTTCCCTGCGTTTGTTATTGACTTGGAAACGAATGTGAAGCCATTCCCGGCGGCTTGAGTGCCAAACACGCCGTTAGCCAGATCAACATAAACTTCAGCATAGCCCGATGAGCCGCCTATTGTGTCAGCGTTAAAAAGCACCCACGTTCTTTCGGCTGCTTTCAGATAGCAAGACACCGTGTAATTGCTTGCGACCGTTGTAAGGGAACCTTGCCGAACAGCGTGGATACCTGTTGCTAATGTCTCTACAAATTTGTCCGCAGTATTACCACCAAGTGGATCAGTCGTTGCGCTTGTGTTTGCCGTAATCGTTAGATTGGTTTTCGTCCACGCCGCATCATTAAACTGCTCAGTCTTCGTCAGCAAATTCACCCGCGCGCTCAGCGTCGGGCGTGCGGCGGAGGTGGCTTGCGTGGCGTGGTTGCCTGCGATGGATTGAACGGAGATGTCATCTGCAAGAATAAACGCGCCGGAACCGGGAGTCCCCCGGAAGCCAGTGGCTACGTAAATTGTCCCAGTCGAAGCTGCGGTGTAGTAAAGAGTAACATTTGTTTGCGTGCTGGGGGCTATGCTAACGGATGTAGCAAGCGCGCCTGCACTATAGTCAGACATCGTGGCGGTACTAAACAGTTGGATTGTCCCAACAGCTCCAGTGCCTGAAATTGTCAACTTGCCTGTTATTTTGTATGTGACACCAGCAACAACGGAAATTGGAGCTGATGCGCCTCCGTAGTTAGAAATCCAATCTAAACGCAACTGACCTGATGACCAAGATAGCGTGGTTTTTGTAACGTTTGTATTGGTCCACCCCGTAATGTTGCTATCAAACGTCCCGTTCGTCACAAGCTCAGAGCCAAGCACCAGACCCTTGGAGAGGTCCAGCATCAGGCCGACCTGCTGCTCGACCGCCGTCACTGGGATCGTGCCTGCGCTATCCTGAAACAGCGTCGAGAAATCGGACGGGTCGTACCAGACGCCCTGCTCGCCGCTCAGAAACAGGTCTGCGGGGGTGAAGGGCGCCCCAGAGTTCCTCGTCGCCAGCGACGTGGACGCTAGAAGGCCCAGCCCCAGGCCATTGCGGACGGGGATGCCAAAGCTCATCGGATGTTGATCGGCTTTGCGTAGACAGTGCCGCCCGCGCTCACTTGGATGGCGCTGACGCGCCACGGGGCGCCCGTGGCGCCCGGCACCGTGAAGGGCACAGGCGTGTTGGCTGGCAGCGGCACACCGTTCGACGTGGTGGCTGTGACGCCCTCACCGACGATGATGTAGCACGGCTGGTCGGACCACACGACCACGCCTTGCGGGCCTGCGGGCCACGTGCCCGTTGAGCCCGCCGTGCCCGTGTAGGCCACGCTGCGCGCCGGGAACTGGTCGCCGTAAAGGGGGTTCAGGAGTTCCATGTCAGTGCCTCACGCGAGGAATTTGAGTTTGTAGAGGGTAGAATAGTACAGCGCGAGGATTTCGTCGATGATGTTCTGGAGCGGCGTGCACTCCTTATCGACGACCTCGTATCGCATGTTCATGATGTCCTCGACCTGATCTTCCAGAAAATCGACGACATTGTTGGTCTTTTTGGCCGACATCAGCGAGATCGGCCCAATCAGGCCGTATTTCCCTTGGTAGGTTTCGGCAAACTTGTCCGCGAGATCGACAATCTCATCATAGAATGTGTTCAGGGCGCTGTGCTTGGCGAACGACCGCGTGTTCAGGTGGACGCTGTGCGTCACGTCGCGGGCTAGAAACAGCGTGCCGATAAACTTTTCGCAACTCATTGCGGCATTCCTTCGACCATCGGCGGCTGTTCAGCCATCATGGGTTGCTCGGCCATCATCGGCATCTCTTCACGCATCGGCCCCGATCCGCCGGGCACCAGATCGCCCGTGTCGATAGCGGCGGCAATGGTGCCCATTACGATTTCTTGGATTTGTTCTGGCGTCATGCCCGCCTGCACGGCTGAGATGCGCTTGGTTTCGGCGTCGTAAGCCTTGATCTGAAGCTCTTGAGCTTCCATCGACTGCTCGACCTTCTCCAGCATCCCGACGACGCGGTTGAGTTCCTGCGTCATCACGTCCATCTGCATCTTGGCCGCCTGCATCTCGGGCGACTCGTCCTCGCCTTCCATGATCTTCGGGTCGATGATCTTGGCGAACCGCGCGGCCATCTCCTGCGCGCCCGGCCAATCCATGTTCTTGATGAACAGGTCGCCCGCCACCTTCCACAGCTCCGGGTTGGACTGGAGCAGCATCGACATGGCGTCCAGCGCCTCCTGGCGCTTGGTCATGTAGCCCGGCCCGGTCGTGACCATGACGTCGTAGACGCCCACGGACGGGTTGTAGATTTTCTCGATGGTGAAGCCGTTCTGGTCCTTGATCTCCTTGACCGGCTCGGCCTGCTGCGGGTTGATCTTAACCATATCGACGTTGCCGTCGAGGCCGACGATCCGCGCTACCCGCTCGGTGTCGTAGATTTTAGGGATGAGATCAACGAGCTGACGCGTGACATGTCGAACTGCGCGGGCGAGATTATCGACGTAATGATAAGTGCCCGTGTCTCCCTGCTTTTCACGAGCCAGAATAGCTCGACCGGAGCGTTCGTTCGACTGCGCGCCAAGACTAGAATCGTACTGACCAGTGGTGGACTTGATGTCATCCGACGCCCCCATCTTGGCCTGAATGAGCCCCGTCTGGGCCAGCGGCGGCGCCGCGCGCTGCGGCAGCGGCATGGGCCGACCCGCGCCGTCAGCGACGTCCGGGTTGACTTCCAGATACGGCCAATTGTTCGTGTTGGCCGTCTTCCACTGCATTTCGTAACCTTCAAACTGGCCGCCGTAGCCAATGAAGGGAGCCTTGGGGGCCAAGGCCAGCATCTCGGCCTCTTGGCTCACCCAGTAGTTGTACATGCGCTGGGCGTCCTTGGCGTTGCGGACGAGCCCGGAGACGTACAGTTGGCCGTCCACCTCCCACTCGTTGCCCACGACGCGCACGACCGGGATGTACTTGCCCGCCCAGTCGCGGTCCTCCAGAGCCTCGTAGCCGTTGGTCTTGACCCACTTGACGATCCGGCGGTCGGCCTGCCGGCTGCGCAGCGGCTTGCCGAACAACTGCTGCATGGCGGCGTCCTGCGGCGTCTTTGCGAACGCCGTAATGTTGCCCGGATACAGGTTCAGCGTGGTCGGCTTGTACTCGTAGTAGAAATACTCCGCGATCCGCACCGTGTCCTCGGCCAGCCACTGCGCCAGCGAGGCGTCACCCACGCCCTGCGTCTGGATGGAGGAGATCGGCATGGCGTCGGGAAACTGGCGCTCGTACTCGTCCTTGGTGATGTCCTCAGTGATGAAGCACCACTGGGCGTCCGACCCGCAGGGGTCTTGGATCGTTGGGTCCATGTAGACTGAGAACGAGTTGCGGATACGCCCGATCTTGATGTCCTGATCGAAGCTGTCGTCGCGTGTGTATTCGGTCAGGATACGAATGTAACCTTCCCCGTACGTCACTTGGTTATCGCAGGCCGTGTCGTAGGCCACGTCGGCGTCCGAGATGTACTCGATGTGCCGCACCATGCCGTCGAAAATCTCGGCCATCTTGACGTCGGCGCGGTCGTCAGCGGGGATCACCTTGCCCGCTGGCCGGTTCTGCCGCTGCTCGTTCGTCACCTGCCGGACGTGTTGCGGCAGCTTGTTGATGGTCAGGCAGGGCCGCGCGTTGATCGTCTGGCCTTGCACCGAGCCACGGGTCGCCAGCACGTCCGCCGGCCACTGCCAGTTGTTGTCGGGGCTGCCCGCCATGAACCGGAGGTCGTCCAGTTCGTCCTCGCGGCTGTCGGAATACGCCGAAATCGCCAGCGTAAACCTAGACCGCATCGTATCGAGCATGTCTTTGCGGTCGGACGCCATTATTTGCCCTTCTTAGGCATGGCCGGCTTGGCCGCCGCGCGTTTAGTCGCGTAGGCGATGGCAACAGCCTGTTTTTGGGGCTTTCCCGCGCCTATTTCGGCCTTCACGTTCTTGCGAAACGCCTCTTTTGAGGCCGATTTGACCAGAGGCATTACTTTTTCCTCGTTTTGGCCGACTCTTTGAACGCCTTGGCTGTGAGCCCCGCGCCTTGCTTGGCCGGCAGCTTCTCGCCGCGACCAACCGATAGCGATACGGACTTCTTAGCCATGTTACAGGCAGTGTATAAGCGCAAAGTTAATCACAATAGCTTCCGAACGCGACGTGGCGGTCAGGTTGCGCACTGTGATTACCGCTGCGCCGGAAGACAGGTTGCTGACGTAGACGGTATACGCCGTTGGGTCGGCCACCGCGCCCGCGCCAACATTCAGGATAAGGATGTCGTTGGCGCTGATAAAGCTGCTGTTCATGGTAAACGACACGGCGGTGTTGCCCGCCAGCGCAGCCGCGTTCATCGTGATCCGGCCCGCACCCTTGTTCAGCGTGACGGCGGTGGACTTGTCGGTCAACTGCGTGACCGAGCCCTGACCGGCGGCGGTGTAGCCAATTTCGCCGGACGAATAGATGCGGTCAGCACCGACAATGTCTTGGTCTTCAAATGCAACGCCAATTGGTTTTGAGTTTGCCATGACTTACGCGCCCATCCAAGAAGTTGAATTTCCTGCTGGAGAGTACCCGCGCGGGCGGGCCGTGTCAACGCGCCCTTCCCGATGCGCGACGGGGAAAGCGAAAGTAACCGCTACGGCGTCGGCGGCGTCGGGCGAGGCGAGCCCCCGCGACTTCATGTCCTTCTTGCTTTCCAAGAAGATCGTACCCCGGCTGTCGGGCTTCATGAGGGGTCCAATCAGGTCGCTCCGCAGGTAGCGGTCGCTCGGCAGGTGGGCGCTCTTCAGCCATTCGCGCAGCTCGCCCCACATCTCGGCCCGCTTGTTCCCCCACATCGCCTGGTTCTTCGACTTGTTCCCAAAGTTCACCCCCCGCACCTTGTACCGCTGCTCCTTGAGCCGGTCCACGACGCCCGCGCCCAGACCACCCTCGTCGATGACCACCAGCGCCGGCTTGAACTCCTCGATAGCCCCGATGACGTGGCCAACCACCTCCATCGTGTCGGCTCCCTTGTACCGCCGGATCGTCACCAGATCGCGGCCCTGCCGCACGGCGATGACCGTGCTGTCGCTGCCGAACCGCGCCGGGTCCACGCCCAGCACGATGGGCGCGCTCGCGTCCTTGTACGCCGGTCGCGCCATCGCGTCGGCCACCAAGTCCACGCCGATGAACTGATCGTCCGACGCGTTCGGGAACTGACCGAACACCTCGACGTGCGCCTGCGCCGACTCCGGCCCGTACTCGTCGATGATCTGCTGATACGTCTGTTTGTCGGTCCCCTCGACCGTGCGCGCGTCGACGATCTGCGTATCCCAGAACTCCCGCTTGGAGTGAAAGCACTCGTAGAAGTAGCCGCTGTTGCGGCGCGGATTGGAGAACGCCAACCAAAATCTATGCTGGGTATTCTCCGTGAAGAAGCCCGAGCTGACCGCCCAGATCGTGTCGTCGATGCCGCTGGCCTCGTCGAAGATCAGCAGCACGCCGTCGAAGTTGTGCGTGCCCGCGTACGCGTCGGGGTTCTCCGCGCTCCAGAGCTGCGCCTGCGCCGCCCATAGCCGCGTGTCCCGGTTCAAGTCCCGCTTGACCGCCTCCGTCAGCCACTTGGCCGGCACCACCCGCGTGGCGCTGGGCTCGAACCAGTGGCTGTTGATGCTCATGCCCAGCCACTTGGTCAGCTCCGGCCACGTCTTGGTCGAGAGCTGGTTTTCAGTGTTGGCCGACACGATGGTCGTGCCGCCGATGCGGGTGGACAGGAACCAGTGGATGACCCACGAGACGAGGGCCGACTTGCCAATGCCGCGTCCGCTCGACGTGGCGTGCCGGAACATCTTGAAGTCCTTGAGCGGCTTGTTGGCTGCTATGTGCGCGCTGAGCTTGCGCAGCACGTCGCGCTGCCACTTGCGCGGGCCGTCGAAGTTGGCCAACGGCGTGTTCTGCTGGCCCCATGGGTACGCAAACAAGACGAACTTAAGCGGATCGTCCGCTAATTGAGGGCTCCAGAGACGCCCCATCAACTCCATCTCCTCTTGCGGGGAGTATTGGGGCGTCTGCATATGTTACCCCGAGCATTGTTCTACGTGGCGGTCGAGCATTTTAACGGCAAAAAAAGTAGTTCGAAAGTGGGGCGCAACCCAAAATACTTGCGCGTGCGTCTGCGCAAGATCGGAGCCGTCATCAATTACGAGCGCCAAGCCTAACCCAACAATCGCGCCGGCTTTAGCCTGCCCT